TTATTCCTGGCTCTTGTCAACTGAAGAATAAATGAAACGGTGAAGTAAACCGTTTTTGAACACAATACTGCCTATCTGCCCGTTTGAATTGATAGTGATGCTGTCGATGATGGAATTGAAGAAATCCTTCAAAATTTGCACATCGGTATTTGCTGCCAAACGGCGATAATTTATGTACGAACTGCCGGAGAGTTTCTTTGAAATAATGAAGGCGGTAGCTTGACGGATAAAGTCTTGATCTGTGATGGATCTCTCGGTGCGTTCGCAAGTGCTTATTTCAGAAAGCCGCATTTCTATGTCCTCATATGCCTCAGAGATACGGTTGCGTTCAGTTATGTATTCCTGTTCGCTTATGGAATCCTCTGAATACATATAAAGCCGCTTCAGGCGTTCCATAGCTCGCTCCAATTTCTGCTGTTCTTTTTTCAGCTTTGTTACTTCTGGATTAGCTACCGGTTTCCTTGATTTCTTTTTAAGCCCGGATTTTGTATTTTCCGGCAAATTCTCAGATAGAACAGTAAACATTTCTTTGATACCTTCTTCGCCAAGATGATCCACATTATCGAATACTTTTCCGTACAAAAGCATACGCTGAAGGTCCTCCTGGGTGCGGATCAATGCGAAATTCCGTTGAGCGTTCAGCATATTCAGTATAAAGTTGATAGTAAATTCTCCGACAGTAGAATCCGTTGTATCGTGGCATCCCTCAGAGATGTGCCTTCGTTTGGAAGGACAAAGGTAAATAGATGGTCGCCAGCCGTCACCACTCAGCGCCTTCCCGGTGCTGCTGGTAAGCATCTGACCGCAGTTTTCGCAGAATATCATACCGGAAAACACATGGATATTTTTCCGCTTCACAGAGACATTGCTGCCTGATTTGAGGCGTGAGTTTCTGGAAAGTTGAGATACAATTTTTTGCTGGCGTTCTTTTGGGAACAAAGCAGGATGATGGTTTTCAAACACGATGAAATCCTCCTCCTTATTCGGAATCTGAGTTCCAGTGCTGAGAGATGTTTGGTTATATACATAATCTCCGATACTGAATGGATTGACAAGGATTTTATGTACCTGAACAGGACTCCATAGATTACCGGCTCTTGTCCGGTGTCCGAGTTCGTTCAGCTTTCTGGCAACATACAGAAGTGAATGACTGGACTCGTAGAAGTCGCACATAAGCAATACGACTTTCTGTTCTTCGGAGCAGATAGAAAATTCCCTGGTATCATAGTCGTAGGAAAATCCGTATGGGATGCGCCCACCGTTCCATTTGCCGGAAGCTGCTCTGGATAGCATTGTGGCGGTTACACGCTCAGAGGTCATTTTACGCTCCAGCTCTGCAAAAACGAGAATGATTTTAAGCATAGCTTCGCCCATTGCGGTACTGGTATCAAACTGCTCGTTCTTACTTACGAAAGTTACATTAAGACGCTTTAACTCTTCATACATAGCGGCAAAGTCAAGAAGATTTCTGGAAATACGATCCAGCTTCCAGACAAGCACATGAGAGAAAAGTCCAGAACGAATCATCTTCATCATACGCTGATAATCTGGTCGGTCTGTATTTTTTGCAGAAAAACCGGCATCTTCAAACACTTCATAGTCTTCAATATTCAAAGCATATTTAGCATAGTTTATCAACTCCTCCCGTTGCAGAGGAAGAGAGTCCCGGTCTATCTGATGATTAGTAGAAACACGAATATAAATAGCCACACGGCGGCAGAGAGTCGGCATGGTATCTATTGTTTTCTTGAAAGCCATGATAACCTCCTAAAATCGTCCTACGGATAATCCGGTGGATAGTCCGTAGGACTGTCACGAAAATATTTTGATTGCTGTTGTAGTGGTTACGGAACCGGCGTATTGCGTGGTATAAGATCATGCTTGACAGCAAAAAATAGAAACACTGTAAAATAAAGATTTTTAAGGCTGTCCGGCGGATAATCCTACGGACTGTCCGGTGGATAATCCGATGTAACCATTACCAGTACCATTACCTATATATCTATATATAAATATATAGTCCGTCCGAGGACAATCCGATGGACAGTCCTACGGACGAATTGGTTTATACTACCTTTCCTGGAAGTAGGTTTGACAGATGAATTTTCCACTCCATAAGTTTTGTGAAGTAGAAGCTATACTCTTCTCCAGAAGTAGTAGTAATCAAAAGTACCTTGCTGAATAAGCGCTTTTTCTCTTGGACAGATGAAATGTCCGAAAGCGGAATGTCAAATTCGTAACTTCCCTGAGTGAGATTTACAAGAATACCCATAGCAGCGATTTTTGCAAGACTATGTTTAGAATATATAAGTCTTTGATTTGTTAAAAGACCGTATCCGTTTTCGACAAAAGCACCCTTTATACGGTTGCAAGTTCCTTGAATAAGTATTTTTTCTTCCATGATGTTTTCCTTTCTGCCACGCCATAACGCAACAGAATGTCACATCAGGCTATGGCAATAAAAAATGAGATACAAAAATCAGAACAGATGTTCTTATGGGGGGGGGGTAGAGCCTAAGTCCAGATTTTCAACCGCCTCTCTCAATTCCTCGTATGTAGCTTTTGCAGGAGAAAGAGACAGAAGAGAACTGAGGGAAATGCTTTTCTGGTCCTTGCATCGGATGTCAAGAACCGATGTAGGCAGAAGATAAAATTCCCACTGTTCAAGTTGAAGCGGCGTTTCGCTCCGATCTTTGCTTGCGTACAAGCAGAACACATAGAGGTCGGACCACCTTTTGACATCATCACTAAAGTCATTTTCAGAATCCCATGATCGAGCTGGGCGGATGCTGAACTGTATTTTTGAAAGGCGATCAGCATTCCAACTCTGGAGATATGCGGAGCATTTGACTTCGATTTTTCTCCCAGAAGGAGAAAGTAAATCATAGGGAGTCCAGTCCTGGCGGGCTTCGCTGGTATCAATGCCTATTGCAGAAGCAACGAGGAACTCAGCCAATGCTCCACGAAGGGTATTGTTCAGCAGATCAGAAGAGTTCCACGCCCAGAAGTCACTAAGTAAGATCCCGGCAGGCATACCCTCGTAGGTAAAGTGTTCGTTTCCGGTCAAAGTTTTCATGATTTTTGCACCTCCAATCTTTGAAAAAATAAAGGCGGCAAAATGATTTGCCACCCGTTCTTGCGATTCCAGAGAAATAGCAATGCTATTGCCTGGAGATATATGGCCGTAATAGATATGACCTATTTCGTGAAATACCTGATAGACCGCCTCTGTTAGCGGAAGAACATCATTATAGGCAATCACATAAGAATTAAGGCGTTTGCTGAAAAAGGAAAAAGCCTTTTTGCTGAACAGTTCTTGTAATTGCCAGATATTTAGTTCCATCCGCAGAGAGACAGAATGGTATGTGACGATATGAAGATCGTACTCTATTCGTCCTCGAATTTTTTTATAGCTGCCTGACGAGAAGACGAATCGTTAGGATTCCATTGATCTTGTCCGGATGCAGCTATCTTGAAATCAACAGCCTGATATTTGTCCAAAACCGCCCAGATAACCTTACGATCACTTTCTGATGCTTTGGAGTAGCAAGAAAACAATTCTTCCATCTCAGGAGATAAAGATTGCCTGGAGGCAATCGGGCTGAGTCCAAGAAGATAATCTGTACTTACATCCAGGGCTTCTGCAATGGAAACAATCAGATCAGCTCGTGGCATTCGCTTTGTATCGGTTAGATACCGGGAAATGGTTGCTTCGGTTGTATGCGCCTTGTCTGCGAGCATCTTTTGTGTCATGCCACGCTGTCTAAGTAGGCTGTATAAAATATTGGGAAAATCTTTCATAGTATCACCTCTGAAGTATCATATCGTATAATTACCGAACAGTAAATAATACTTACAAAAAATATAATTTCATTATTGACAATTACCATGCGGTAAGATAAGATGATGACATAATCAATAAACAAAGGAGGTGCAGGAATGGATAGCACAAGGCTCCGGGAACTTCGAGCCGGAAGGAGGATTCCCCTTGAAAAGTTGGCTGAAGTAATCGGGAAGTCGATTGTTTCATACAGCAAGAAGGAAAGGGGAGAAGTTAAGTTCAAGCCAGATGAAGTGATCGCATTATCTGAATTTTACGGGCTGTCATACGATGAGATGAACGCCATTTTTTATGACAACAACTTACCGAACGGTAAGTTTGAGGACTTGAACAAAATTCTTTCGGGCCTCGGTATCATTTAGGTTTAGTTTAGCAGACAAGGAGAAAAAAGAACATGGATTGTGGATGTGTAAATACGGGCATAAGCATCTACTTCCAGTGCAGGATTTTGGCAGCAAAGAACAATGTATATCTCAAAAGCCGGGAAAGTGCGGCAGAATACTTCGGTATTTCTGTTTCGTCTTTAGCAAATTATGAGAGGGGAATCACAGTACCACCTCTGGATTTGATAATGATGATGGCGGATGTTTATGGGGCACCGCAGTTGAAAAATCTGTATTGTTTAGAGCAGTGTCCTCTTGGAAAGCAGCAGCCGGTATCGGCAGAGATTAAAACGCTGGAAGCAGTAACGGTTGGAATAATAGCAAAGCTGGATGAAAAAGACATCGAAAAGATGCGCAGAGAACTTCTGGAGATAGCTGAAGATGGAAAAATATCTCCGGATGAAGAAGATGATTTTACAGCTGTATCAAAAGAACTGGACAAGTTGGCGGTATCTATCAGCGAATTACGGCTGATAAAGGAAAAGCTGATAAAGAAAAGTGGTGATGCTCGTGGATGTTGAGAAAACAAAAGAGTATCTGAAAACCGAGTTTGGTATTGAGACAGTTGAGGAGTTAGAAGAGGCTTGCGAAAAAACAAGCGATATAGACATTGGATTATTCGTAACGCCGATATTTTGGAAAGAAAGGAGAGTGGCACAGTGAGAAGACGAAAGAAGAAACGAATCATGATAGGCGAGAAAGTGATAGGAGCTGGCTTTTTTCTATTCCTCTTCATGGGTTCGGCGCTGGATGGCCCAGAATGGAAGATTCCTTTGGTCGGAGCGATTATCGGCGTGGCAATTATGAAAATAGGAGTGGTTATAGCAAGAATGGAGGGACCGGAATATGTGTAGTCTTTGTTTGAAGACACCTTGCGATAGCAGATGTCCGAATGCACCAGAACCAAAACCGGTTGTGAATTGCAAGGAGTGCGGCGTAGGGATATTTGAAGGCGAAAGGTTTTATGACAGTGAAAAAGGACCGATATGCGAGGATTGCATGGATGATATGACAGTATCAGAAATGCTGGAACTGTTTGGAGAGAAATTTACAATAGCGGAGATGGTATAGATGGAATTGAATGAGAAAGGGCTTCCATTTTTCCCAGAACTGAGATTTGAGGATAAGCGCCATATTTATACATTGGGAGGGCAGATTCTTCCGAGTGTTACAACAGTGATGAAACCGCTAGACGAAGCGTTGTACCGTGGGATAGATGAAAGTGTTATGCAGATGGCGGCGGAAAGAGGAACAGCGATACATAATGCGGCTGAAAATTTTGCCCTGTACGGCATAGAGGATATTGAACCGAGATACGAAGGATATTTTGAAGCGTTTCTGAAGTTTTGGGAAGAGCAATCTCCGGAGCCGTTGGCAACGGAAAGCAGAGTGTATCACAAATTTTTACGGTACGCCGGAACGGCAGACTTGCCATGCGTGATTGATGGCAAAAAGGTACTGATAGATTACAAAACATCAGCAACAGTAAATCGGATGTTGACCGGAGTGCAACTGGAAGCCTATGCGAGAGCATATGAGAGTCACGGGTTTAGATTTGATGAAAAGGCTATCGTACATCTAAAGAGCGATGGTTCCTACCAGATGGTAAGATACAAAGCCAATGACATAGAAAGTTGGCAGGTATTTTCTTCCTTGATGGTAGTTTGGAATCATATACAAAAATACAAGTAGGAGGTCATGTGAAGATGGCGAACAAAGCAAAGTTATTGATTATTGCGGATGAAAAAGGCATGAGAGCAGAAATCGAAGGTACACCTTCGGATGTTATGTGTTTGGTAAAAGCAGCATTGGAAAAAGGAAACGCTACATTGCAGAAGCATCCTTGCATAAGCAAAGAGGATGCTGATGATCTGATTGACGAAGTGATCGAAGATTATCAGACCGAAACTAAGATGGGCGAGAAGGCGGCGATTTTGAGAAGAATTGCAAAGATGGCAAAGATTTTATAGGAGGATTTTATGAGCAAAGAAGTTACGGAAGCAGTAGTAGCAAAAATAGAAACACCAGCAGAGCTGGTGCGGGAGGAGGAACTTCAGCAGAGTAATAGCCTGGTTGAGAGACGAGCCAAAGAATTGAAAATCTTAACCAACGAGGATTATGAAAAAGCAGCTGAATTTGGACAGAAAATCAAGATTCAGGCAAAAGTAGTCACAGATTTTTTCAAGCCAATGAAGGACAGTGCTTACAAGGCACACAAGGCGGTATGCGACAGAGAGAAAGCGATGCTGAAACCACTTCAGGAAGCGGAAAGAATTTTGAAAGGGAGTATCGCTGCATATCAGAAAGAACAGGAAAGGAAAAAGAGAGAGCTTGAAGAACGGATGCGGTTAGAGGCTGAAGCGGAAAGAGATAAGAAACTGAGTGAAGCAGCGGCTGCTGAGGAAGCTGGTAATCTTGCGGAGGCAGAAATGGCTCTTGCAGAAGCACAGATGGTTGAAACGGTAGCCGCCAGTACAACGGTTGTAATGAATACACCAAAGACAAAGGGTATCGGGACAGCTAAAGATTGGGAGATTGAATCAATAGATCGTGAAAAGGTTCCGGTTGTATTTTCTGGAGTGGAAATTAGACCGGTTGATGAAAAAGCAATCATGCGGCTTATTAGAGCGACAAAGGGAAGTATTCAGATTCCGGGAATCAAGTATAAAGAAACAGTAAAAGTGAGTATCAGGAGGTAAGCAAGATGGCAGAGAATATGTTGAGTGTTGTTAAGTATGATGCTGGCGGCGTAGAAATAAAACTGGAGCCGGAAACAGTCAAGAATTATTTGGTAAGAGGTAATGGTAAAGTAACCGATCAGGAAGTCCTGTTCTTCATCCGGACTTGTCAGGCGCAGAAGTTAAATCCGCTGGTATACGGAGAAGTGTATCTGATTAAGTTCGGAAATGAACCGGCGCAGCTTGTTATTGGAAAAGAAACCTATATGAAGAGGGCATTTAAGAATCCGAATTACAATGGTATGAAATCAGGAATCGTTGTTCAGCGTGGCGAGGAAATCATACAGAAAGAAGGGACTTGCCTCTATCCATCAGAAACGCTTCTGGGCGGCTGGTGCAGAGTTTATCATGAACTGAACAATAAGGAAACGGAAACTTTCAAAGAGGTATCGCTTCAGGAATACCAGAAGTTCAAGGATGGAAAGCCTATGGCGAATTGGGGAAGCAAGCCATGCACCATGATTGAAAAAGTAGCAGTTTCCCAGGCGGTAAGAGCAGCGTTCCCTGATGATTACCAGGGATTATATACGGCGGAAGAATTTGGTTACACAGATCGGGATGCAGAGAAAGGACAGGTTCTTGATACCGGCGCAACAGGATCAGCCGGAACTGTATGTGACGAGGTGGTTTACATTTCACAGGAACAGCGGCAGGAGTTTTTTGACCTTGCTACTGGATTCTACGGAAAGAAAAAAGGAAATGCAGTTGTAAAGTACATTTGCAACAATATGGGCCTGGATTCAACTACGAACATGACAGTAGAACAGTTTGAGGAAGCAATGGCTGTTCTGAAAAATGGAATCGAAGCGGATAAGAAAAATGCGGCTCAGGAAGAAAGCCATTCTGAAGATGTAGAATCAGAAAATGAGTAGTTCTAAATGGCGGTGGAAACATTTCTGCCGCCATCAAAAAGGTGGTGATGGTATTGGCATGGATTAGCGTACATGACCATGTGGTAGGAGGAAAACTCCGAGAATTGGCAAAAGATATTGGATGTTCGCAGAAAGAAACTCTCGGAATCCTTGTTTCTCTGTGGTTATGGGGGCTGAATAATGCAGACCAGACCGGGAAACTTCGTAGTTGTGATAAAAGTGATGTAGCAGAGGCGGTTTTCTCAAATGGATTAAGTGAAGGGCTGGATAAAATGGAAATTGTAGAAAGCCTCATTTCACAGCGCTGGATTGATGAAAATGAAGAAGGAGATTTATACCTACATGATTGGGACACATGGCAGGAACAGTGGTATAAGTTTCTGAAAAATAAGGAGTACGATGCAGAGCGAAAACGGGCTGAAAGAGCCAGAAAAAAAGCTGAGATTATGAAAAAAGAACAGATTGAGGAAAGCTCTGAAAGCAATCCGAAGGATAATCCTACGGACAGTCCACCGGACGCTCCTACGGACAGTCCGATGGATGCGAAGAAAAAACCCAGAAAGACAGTGAAAAAGAAAGTTGAGAAAAAGCAATATGCAGAGTATGTTTCGCTGAAGGAAGAAGAGTATAGCAAGCTGGTATACGGTTATGGAGAAAAGGCTACCGAGAAATTTATCGAAGTGCTGAATCTCTATAAAGGATCTACCGGAAAGACATACAAGAGTGACTACATGACAATTCTGAACTGGGTAATAGATAAGGTCAATGAGAAATATCCGGGATTGATACAGCGTCCGGCTCCGGAGGGAGTGTCAAAAGAAATCCAGGGAGAGAAAACGCCGGAAGATAATCCATTCGGGCAGTGGAAGGAGTAGATGAAAAGTGATAGGAGAAGTTACAGAAAAAGTGCTTGCCAGTATTGCGGATTCGGCAGGTTCGCTGCCCGATGATTACATCGGGAGCGATGGTCTTCTTTATTGCGGGCAGTGCAATACCAGAAAAGAGCGAGAAATCATTTGGTTTGACGGTAAACCGAAAAAAGTGCCGGTAATGTGCAAATGTAGAGCTGAGGAAGAGAGATTGAAAAAAGAGCAGATGCAGAAGGAGGAAGAAATGCGGAGTATCCAGAGGGCTAAAGTTAGCAGCATGATGGATGATACTTTTAGAACGGCTTGTTTTGCGAATTATCAGATCAGGAACGGGAACGAAAGGCATCTGAAGGTGGCAAAAAAATACTGTATTGAATTTAGTAAAATGTACGAGCGAAATCAGGGCCTGCTCTTTTGGGGAACGGTTGGAACCGGGAAAAGCTATACCGCAGCTTGCATTGCAAATTATCTTCTGGAGGCGAATACATCGGTTGTAATGACATCGTTTGTCCGGATATTGCAGGAAATGCAGGGATTCGACAGGGAGAGAGAAGAGACATTTACCAATAAGCTGAATAGCGTGAAGTTACTGATTATTGATGACCTGGGGGCTGAGAGAAGTACAGATTATGCTTTGGAGAAGGTGTATGGAATCATTGATAACAGATACAGAGCCAAGAAACCGCTGATTCTCACAACGAATCTGACTTTGCAGCAGATGCAGGAAGCTACTGATATTCGATACGCCAGAATATATGACAGAATATTTGAAATGTGCTACCCTATGGAGTTTTCCGGAGTGTCATGGAGAAAAAGAGAGGCGGCTCAGAGGTACGAGGAAACAAGAAAAATACTGGAGGGATAACATGGATGTAAAGAGTGTTGGACAGAACATAAAAGAGATTCGTGAAAAAAAGAAAATAACACAGAAAAGACTGGCAGAATTGTCAGGGCGTGGAGAAAGTGCCATAAGCAATTATGAGAGTGGTGCGACTGATATTCCGTGCTCGGCGCTGCTGGATATAGCCAGAGCGTTAAATTGCCAGCCAGAGGAATTTTTCGGAGTAACACATGATGGATTTAATCCTATTGCAGAATTAAGGATTTATACCCAGGAGGACAGGCAGATGGTATCTGGAATTTTGGTAAAGAATGGGTATACAGTCCGGCAGATTAAGGTTCCTAGAGAGAAAGGAAAAAGCAACTATCTCTGCCTTCAGGCTAAGTTGGAGGAATCCAGCTTAGAGAGCCAGTAGGAGGTGCGGCGATGGTTAAGTTTACTGTACATGGAGAACCGAAGGCGAAAGGAAGACCGAGAGTATCCGTAAGAAAATCTGCTGACGGAGAAAAGACCTTCGCCAGAGCTTATACACCAAAGAATACAGTGATGTATGAGAATCAGGTAAAAGCAGAATACGGAGTTCAGTGTGATAACTTCCGTTTTCCAGATGAAGCGATGCTGGATGTTCGGATCTTCGCCTTTTATGGGATTCCCAAAAGCGTTTCAAAGAAAAAACGGCAGGAAATGATGGAGGGGAAGATCAGACCGGTAAAGAAACCGGATTTTGATAATATCGCAAAGGTTATATGCGATAGCCTCAATGGTATTGCATACAGAGATGATGCAATGATCGTGGACGGGATGTTCCGGAAATATTATTCGGAGCAGCCCAGAGTAGAAGTGAAGATTATGCAGATCGGAGGAGAACATGACACCTAATGAAGAACTGTTGATTGAAGCATTTATGAGACATTGTTTTTCTTGTCCGCTGGATGATAATGCTGAAATTGATTTTGAAAGAGAGTGCGTAGGTTATAGAGAACCTGGATGCAAAGAATGTATTCTGAAACATATAGAAAATTTGAGATAGGAGAGTGAGCGATATGGAGGATTACAAGGAGTTACGAATTGAGGCAGATACTTTTGACAAGCTGAGAAGAGATGCTGACATTGTATTGCAGAGGGCGCTTGGAACCATGAAAGAGAAAGAGAGCATGGATGGAAAGGTAACAATCACGATTGATATTAAGCTGGTTCCGGAATTTATACCGAACTATGATCCGGCTATTCAGGGAGAAACCAGAAAGATTCTGAAACCAAAATTCGACCACAAGGTTACATCCGCCATTAACATCAAGAATGAGGAAAAAGGAAGCGTAAACCCGGAGATGGCGATGGTATGGGATGAAGATAAGCAGGAATATGTTTTGACTTATGTAAACAATACCACTCAGCGGAGTATCTTTGATACGGATTTCCAGGATGCTATGAACCGAGAAGAAGAACCGGGAGTTCCATTATTAGAGGGAGATGTGATAGATGAAGGAGCGCTTCCGGGACCGGTAGATGGAGAGGTGAGGATTGAGGATTTCCACGAAGAAGACGAGGATGACGGATATGGATATGAGGATGTAGTGTAAGGCAAAGGCGGTTGAGCTATCGGGCTGAACCGCCAGAAAAAGGAGGTTTTATATGCGACTTACAGAGATTTTTAAGAACATACTCAATAAATTTATCCGTAGGAATCCTAAAAAAGAACCAGAGGGCATCCAGATAGCCACAGAGCCTATTACTGAACCGGAAGAAGCTCAGAAGACAGTGCAATCTGATTACGATAGGCAGCAAAAGCTAATCAGCAGATACCGAGCATACGCATTCCACCACAAGAAGAAGCGCATCCGGAAAAAGTACATGAAAAAACTGTTAGAGGCATCGCCGATAGACTGTTTCGCTTTTCTTATCCGAAACGGAGGGGTTACGCTTGAGGCTATGACAAAGAATGTAAGTAATTGGATGAAAATAACAGGGGAAGAGTATATGCCGAAGAAGGATTTACTGCATGGAACGCCAGGGAGTCATAAGTCGGATCATCCAGACAGCAAAATAGAAGGAGGAGTTCGATGAAGAACAGGATGCAGAGTTTTGTGAATAGAGGGAATAACCTGATCGAGAAGGGGAAAACAGAGGCAGCCATCAAAATGCTCCTTCAGGGGTTCGACTATTATTCCAAAAGAATTGTAAATGCGATACAGCCATATGCTACATCGGATGCGGGTATGTTGGTAATTGTGCTTCGCTACTTGGCAGATCAGATCGAACAGAAAAACCAGGGAGCAAAGGAATTTGCGGAAGAAATGTCAAAGATTCTGGTATTCCCGGAACTGGAGGAGATTGAAAAGATAGAGAAGCCAAACCGACATTGAGAGGGATGTAGATGTATGAGTACGCAGGCATAACAGGTTACAAGCCGGACCGGGATGGTACTCATTTGAAGATATTTATACCGGACCGGCATCTGGAAGAAGCAATAGTAAAGAAACGGATTAAAGATTGCATGATCTGGCTGGATGATGGAAGACATATCAGCGCAGAGCAGAGAAAAAAAGCATACGCCACAATCCGGGATATTGCAGATTTTACCGGGTATGCACCGGAGGAAATGAAGGAGAGGCTGAAGCTGGAACATATTATCCGGACTGGCTGCAAAGAGTTTTCCCTTTCAGACTGCACTATGGACACAGCCAGGGAATTTATCAATACTATGTTGGATCTGGCACTTGAAATGGGTATTCCGCTGATGGATTTCGGGAGCAACCGGACGGATGACATAGATCATTACCTATGGGCCTGCTTGAAGAACAGAAGATGTGCTATTTGCGGAAGATATGGGGAAATTCATCATGTAGACAGCATCGGGATGGGGAATGATCGGGAAAAGGTGAATGACTCTAACCATCGGAAGATATGTTTGTGCAGAATCCATCATACAGAGGCGCATACCGTAGGGATGGCTAAATTTGAAGAGATGTATCGGGTGTATGGAATAAAGTTTAAGGAGGAAATTGACGATGAAAGGAAAAATGACAGTATATGAAATGATTCAGGAACTGGCACAGTATCCAGCGGATCAGTTGATTGAAGTGAATGTCTATGCTGATGGATTTGGGGTTGAGGCGGAAGCGCAGGAAGAAGCAGAAGAAGGCGACTATATTGATGCGAAGGTGTGCATTGATGAAGAAATTCAGGAAATGTCAGTTGAAGAATACAAAAAGTTCAACGGTCAGAGAGTAGTCAGGATCAATGTGGATTTGGAGTAGCATATATGGAAGATTAAAGCATACACACCGGTTCCCGAAGGGGAAAGGACTTGCGAAAAAAGAATGAAGGCAAGAACACGATGGGGAGCCGCTTTTAAAATCCTATATGCAAAGATTTTATACGATTATGTAGAAGTGGAGGAGGTGAGGAACAGTGAGAGCTGATAATCCATTTGGGAATTGCAGAAATTGCGGGGACCGGATTTTGTGGATTCGGACAGCAGCCGGAAAGAATATGCCGGTAAATCCAGAATTGATAAGCTATCGTGCGGTTCCGGGAGGAAAAGAGAGAATTGTTACGCAGGATGGAAGAGTGGTTGCAGGAGAGAAATGCAGTCCGGAGGTTGCTGATGGAATCGGGTATATCTCTCATTTTGCGACTTGCGGAAAGTGAGGAGAAAATGACAAAGCAGGAAGCATATAAATCCTTCCGGTGTTGGCATTGTCCGTATCGGGATAGCGATAGCGGGGAATGTCTCTGCGGAGATCCGGATGATGAAAATTGTCCGAGAGATATGGGAGAACCGGAAGGGATAGAAGAGTAAAAGAAAAGGACAGCCCATCGGTAAGGCCATCCTCAATGTGTCTCGCAAACATATTGTAGCAGAAGTGCAGGAAAAAGGCAATCAGCGAAAAGGAGGATTTTACCGATGGGAAAGAATGGCGGAAGACAAACACTGAGTAAGGAAATGCTGGAAGCGATTGCGGAGAAGGCGGCGGAGATAGCTGCGGCGGTGGCAACAAATACTTACCAGCAGAAAGTGAAGGAAGAAGAGAAAGCGAAGTTTGATAAGAGATACAAAAATACGAAGCTCCTTCTGGAACATTATCGGGATTTCTCAGATTATGGGGAGAGGGCGATATATAGAATCTATGAGGAGCTGGACGAGGACATTGTAGACATCATCGAACTTATGGAGGGAAGAAGGTCGGATAGCGATGGAAGGATAGAAAGCATAGAGAGAGGGGTAATGAGGACAAAAGTAATCATGAACCATGTGAATACCATGCTGGAAGTATACAGAAAAAGCTGCGAACAGTCTCCGTACAATGAGGAGAAGCGCCGGTGGAGGGTAATTGAGGGGTTGTACCTGAACAAAGTGCCGAAATCAGTGCAGGAAATTGCAGAAGAAGAATTTGTAAACGAGCGTACCGTATACAAGGACATTAAAGCGGCTTGCAAGCGTTTGACAGCTCTTATCTTTGGAATTGATGGCTTTGAACGGTAGAATGGAACCACGGAACAACCACAAGGGCAAAACGAGGGCATTGACAGTTCAACTTACCGTATGGTAAGATGTAACCCGTGAACAACTCATATGTCACTCCTTAAAAATAAGGGGATTCCGATTGACACCAGACAGTAAAGGGCTAGAATGAAGATAAGGAAACTTACCAAAAAGTAATTTACAGAGGTGATGGAAATGATTCGGAAGAGTGACATGGTAAGAAGTCTGGTTGCAGAACATCAGTACAAGAAAGCATTGAGGATTGCAAAGGACTTCCGGCTTGGTATCACAGCAGAGCAGTCATTGCGGATGAAGAAAGCGTATGAGTGCATGGTACATGAAAGGTTCTACTTATCCCTGGGTGAAGACACGAAGGCAAGAATTGCTGAAGGAATTGAAACATTAGTCGGCATCTATGGAAGGGAGAATGATAACAATGCCAAAGTTGTATACCAGCAGATTTAGTAACAAGGAGTTGGAAACGGGGAAATATACGGTAGTCGGAGTTGTCCGAAGTATGCCGAGGTTCCCAGTGAAGTATAGGATTTCCGGCGACATCATACAGATAGCGCCGCCAGGATACCTCTGGAATGAAAATGATAGAGCAAGATTCAGAGAACCGTACTTCAGACATTTAGAAAAAAGTGGATACCCAGTCATCGGGGCTATCATTCAGTCGTATCTGGATGAAGGAAAGGATGTAGTGCTTTGCTGCTATGAAGATGTCCGGAAACCTGGTGAATGGTGCCATAGATTAGTCTTTGCTGAATGGTGGTACGAAAAGACGGGACAGAAGATAGAAGAGCTTCCAGATCCGTCACCGGATCCCGGAGAAAAGCAAAGGAAGAAAGAGGAGCAGAAGCGGAGAGAAGAAGAGTCCGGATATGAACAGTTATCGTTCATGAGCGATTTGTACCGCACAGTTTATCCTCATTACAATACCTAACCGCTGATAGCTTAGTGTTAAAGCACCCGGCTCTTTACCGGGAGGACGCAGTGTTTGATTCCTGCTCGGCGGACCAAAAACAATGCCTCACTCAGAAATGGGTGGGGCTTTTCTTATGACTAGGATTTGTGCAATGTGACAGTAGAGGTCTCTCCGATCACGGGGGATATAAAATTACTGATTGGTAAGTATGCACAATAAACTTTCAAAAACATCAATTATCCGATTGACATAAGAGGTGGGTTTGATAAGATGATGACAAGATAAATAAAACAAATCCACGGAGGAAAAGAAAAATGTTTGAAAAGGAAATTAGAGCAGCTTACAAAAACGGTAAAATTGAACTGGACACAATGGGACAGTTAGCATCTGAAAATTTTTCACTTGGAAGTCTTTTGAAAGCTGTTGAGCGTGGTTGGATGGATGTAGACACAACCGAAGAAATTATATCAGCAGTGATTGGAAAATAAAAATGAAGTAATATAAGCGGATGGCTCCGGAATACAACCGGGGCTTTTTTTATGCCTGGGATGTTTTACAGTGGAATCCAGAGGCTTTACAGTTCCGGGCAATAAAATATACAGAAAAGAAGGAGGAGAAGGAAATGGCGATGTTTCAGAATCCTGGGGCATTCTTCCTGGGAACACTGGTTCCATCGGAACAAAAGTTCCTGAAGGTGCTTTTGGAAAATGCCAGAAAGAACGGGTACACAAAGTTCGTAGAGCCGTGTGCTGGTGCATTTGCCATGTCACATCTGGCAGTTCAGTCCGGGTTCAAACCGAGTGAGGTTGAGTCTTCAGATGTTTCTATGTTCACATCAATCATGGGATATGCGGTAACGGGTAAACCATTGGACGAGTTGGAGATTCACGCCAAAGGCTTCAGCGATGAAGAATTGCTGGATCCTGCGGTGGCGATGTATGCGTGGAAGTATCTCAGCACAGTAAAGAACGCTGGCAAGGAGTATTTCTATAATTTCATGTTAGACCTGGCAAGCCGGAGGGAGGAACACATTAGAAATATTCGGGAGCAGCTAGAACGAGCAAAAGGAATCCTGAACGGAATGAACTACCGGGCGCTGGATATGTGGAAGCATATGGATGAGGTTCTGGATGATGAACATTGTATTGTTATTGCGAATCCACCAACATACGCCGCAGGATTTGAAAAGTATTATGATACCGGCGGCATGATGACCTGGAAGGAACCAGAGTATGGAATCTTTGATCCGAAGACAGGGTTGCAGGAGTTCATGGATTTATGCAAGGATGCAAAATGCCTGGTACTTTGTTACGAGGAAAACGAACCAGGAAAGACTGCCGGAGAACCGGTATTTGCCAGATATGGTGTCCGTAGTGGTGTAAATGTGTATCTTACAGCCAATAGACCAGAAGAGGCAACAGCTCTGGCTAATGGAAAGAAGATTGCCAGACCGGGCGAAAGCAAACTTAGTTGTCTGGAATGTAGTATGCTGCCAAGAGATTACGAAATCACAGAAAAGACAAAGGTGCAGTTATGCCAGATTGAAAGGGCGGAAGCTCAGTATTACCGTCAGTTGTGGACTCACAACTTTGTTGGCTCCTCTGCGCCGATCAACATAGCTGTTCTGATTGATGGGAAAATAGCTGGTGTATTTGGCGTTGATAAGGCAGCGCTTACTATGGGAGCATTTGGTACTCAGGTATCGGATGCTCTTTTCCTGATGTATGGAATGACGGTTCCGCATATCAAGTATCGGCTGGGAAGATTGTTGACTATGTTGGCTCAGAACAGAGAATTTGTGTATAAGATATGCACAGATCTGGAGAAAGAAAAAGTCGGACATCTAAAAACAGTCCAGATGACGAAGTATCCAGAAGCGAAGGAAATGCGTGGAGTTATGAAATTGACAAAGCGTGTTCCTGATCCGAAGATGGGGTTCCGGCTGACTTATGAATCAGAGCTGAAGGACCGGACAGAAAAAGAAACGCTGGCAGAATGGTTAAGGAGGGAAAATAAATGGCAGAAGGAAAGAGCGAAAGCCAAAGCAAAATCCGATACGAGCAAATAGCTGATATGGGTTCTGGGCTGATTATCGCAAGAGTTCCAGCTGAGTGTATCAGGGAGCAGGACATAAACGCCCGGATTATGAAAAATGAGATGCAGCGACAACTGACGGACAATATCAAGAAAAGAGGTCAGCTTGAATCGCTGCCTTTTTGTGCATTAACAGAAGACGGCAACAGAATTGAAATTATTTCCGGGCATCACAGAATACGCTCCGGAAAAGATGCAGGAATTAAAGAGTTCTTTGTTATCTTGGATGTCAGCGGCCTGAATCGTTCTAAGATTGTGGCAAAGCAGATTGCACACAATGCGATCAGCGGATTTGACGATCAGTCCACATTGAAGGAATTGGCTAAGATGCTGGAAGATGTGGATGATATGATAGAAAGCTATGCCGGAAAGGATATTCTTGAAGAACCGGAGGCAGAGCTGGAAAAGTATTTGTCCCCAACCGTAGATTTTGATTGGAAGAATCTGACATTTACATTTCTTCCACACCAGATTGCAGATTTGCAGAAACTCATTGATGCACTGGAAAGTACAAAACCAGATTTCCTCGGCGTTGCTGATATAGAACAGTACAAACCATTTCTTGAAACCTTAACAAAGTATCAGCAATTTGCCAATGTTAAGAATACTGGAGCTGCCATTCACGCCATGATTAAGTGTACGGAGCAGATGTTTGAGAACATTGGTTATACAGAAGATAGCGAATGGGTACAGCTGACAAGCATTTTCGGTAGTAGTGCCGTACCGGCGGAAGCGGCAGAAATTATTCAGGAAGCAGTAAAGAAGATGGCGGACGAAGGCGTGATAGGTTCTAAGAATAAATGGCAAGCCATTGAATACTTGGCAGCTGAGTACCTAGCCGGGAAGTAGGATAAAGCATGGCAGCACCGTTGAAATATAACCAGGCATACCACGATGACTGGGCTTGGTCCTTAGCCATAAAAGGTGCTACCGATGTGGAAATAGCTGAAGCCTTCGGAATATCGGTCAGAACACTGAATAGATGGAAGAAGGACCATGAAAGTTTCATGTTAGCATTGACAGCCGGAAAGGACCAGGCGGATGCGAAAGTGGAGAAGAAATTGTATGAGCGTGCCATCGGATACCGGTACACAGAAAAGGAGACGGTACTGGAGATGGATGCGGACGGGAATAGAAAACCTTTGAAAGTAAGAACGGTAGAAAAAGAGTGTCCTCCGGATGTGCTTGCACAGATGTACTGGCTGAACAATAGAAAGTCAAATCTGTACAAGAGGAACCCGGAAAACTTCATCAAGCAAGAGGTAATTGACACAGAGGATGATGTAGTATTCTATCTCCCGGATAATGGAAGGGACGGTGATCCGTATGAGTAAGGGGCGGATTATCATTAAGCCACAGCCAGGACCGCAGGAGAAGTTCTTGTCAACGCCTGCGGATATTTGTATTTATGGAGGAGCTGCCGGAGGTGGCAAGACCTATGGACTGCTCATGGAGGCAATGCGGCATAAGAACAATGGAGATTATGGTGCAGTTATCTTCAGACGGAATTACACCCAGGTAACAGCGCAAGGTGGTTTGTGGGATTCCAGCAGAAGCCTATATAGAAATATCCGTGACGCTGTACCCAGGAAGACACCGAAACTCCATTGGGAATTTGCAAGTGGGGCAAGCGTGAACTTCGCACATCTCGGAAGTGATGATGATTGCGAAAGCTGGCAAGGTTCCCAGATTACAATGATAGGATTCGATGAATTGACACACTTTACCAGGTATCAATTTTTCTACATGATGTCTCGAAACCGTTCTGATGCAAATATAAAGCCTTATATCAGGGCAACTTGCAACCCGGATGCAGATTCATGGGTAGCAGATTTCATTGCGTGGTGGATAAATCCAGACACCGGATACCCGATACCGGAGAGAAGTGGGAAAATCAGGTATCTGGTAAGAATCAATGATGAACTGATATGGGCGGATGCAAGGAAAGATTTGATAGACCGGGGAATAGATGCAGATGAAATAAAGAGTGTTACATTCATTGCAAGTACCCTTCAGGATAATCAAATCCTGATGAAGAGGGATCCGGGCTATCTTGCAAACCTGAAGGCATTACCTCTTGTAGAAAGAGAGCGATTGCTTTACGGAAACTGGAAAATCAAACCGGCGGCAGGACTGTTCTTCAAGAGAAGCCAGATTGGAGCATTTCTGGAAAGTGTTCCGGAAGATGTTACGGTATGGGCAAGAGGATGGGACCTTGCTGCAACAAGTGAGGATGAAGACGGCGATCCGGCATACACGGCTGGCGTTCTTATTGGCAAGCGGAAGAATGGCAGATATGTTGTTGCAAATGTAACCAATGTAAGATTATCCGCTGGGGATGTACGAAAGCATATCAAGAATACTTGCATGATGGACAAGAAGAAATATAAGCGAGTGATAGAGAGATTGCCGCAGGATCCCGGACAAGCTGGAAAAGACCAGGCACAGAGTTATATCAAGTTCCTTGCAGGCTTTGTTGTGAAGACAATACCTGAGTCTGGAAGCAAGGAAGCGAGGGCGGAGCCGTTTGCTGCACAATGGCAGGCTGGCAATGTAGACCTCGTTATGGGGGAATGGAATGAAAGTTATTTGACACAGCTTGAATCATTCCCGGAAAGTAAATTTAAGGATATGGTAGATGCAAGCAGTTCGGCATTTGCAGAGATTGAGACAAAGAATACAGCTTCTCCGCCGCCGGGTGGATTAAGCAAAGAAAGTTATTGGAGGAGGTGATAGACAATGGCACGAACAGACGAAATTGGTCGGATAGGTCAAAAGCGGTATGGCGGCACTTTTTACGAAGAGTTTCTTCGGGAACTCAGAGGAAAGAAGGGAATAGAAACATACAGAGAGATGGCTGAGAATGATGATACAATCGGAGCCATCCTTTTTGCTGTTGAAATGCTTATCAGGCAAGCCTCCTGGAATGTAGAACCTGGTGGAGATACACCAAAGGACAAAGAAGCAGCAGAGTTTGTAGAGCAGTGTATGCACGATATGCAAGATACATGGACAGATACCATTTCAGAGATTTTGTCATTTCTGACATATGGCTGGAGCTTTCATGAAATTGTATACAAGAGGAGAATGGGAAAGACCAGAGATCAGAAAACCAGAAGTAAGTACAATGATGGGTTGATTGGATGGAGGAAGTTGCCTATCAGAGCGCAAGAAACACTGTATCAGTGGGAATACGATGAAGAGGATAACTTGATCGCCATGACACAGTTACCGCCGCCGAATTACGGTCTGATTACAATTCCTATGGATAAAGCAATGCTGTTCCGAACAAAAAGCCGGAAGGGGAATCCGGAAGGTCGCAGTATTTTAAGAAACGCCTACCGGTCCTGGTATTTTAAGAGAAGGATCCAAGAATATGAGGGAATCGGAATAGAAAGGGACTTAGCTGGATTGCCTGTATTCACAGCACCAGAAGATATTGCTATATGGGATGAAGATGATCCGGATATGGTAAAACTGAGAACCGGCATGGAAGCGATGGTTCAGAAAATCAGAGTAGATGAATTGGCTGGCATCGTAAAGCCGCATGGATTTGAATTTGAATTGCTCAATTCTGGAGGAAGTAAGCAGTTCGATACGAACGCTATCATTCAGAGATATGATACCGGTATGGCAATGACTGTACTTGCAGACTTCATTTTTCTAGGACATCAACAGGTCGGAAGTTTCGCTCTCAGCTCTGATAAAACAGAGCTTTTTTCGATGGCGATTGGTGCATATCTGGACATCATATGTGAGACTTTCAATAGTCAGGGGATTCCTCAGCTCATAGATGTTAATGGAAGTCACTTTGACGGAATTACCGATTATCCAAAGTTGGCTCATGGTGATATTGAAAATGCAGATATTCAGAAGTTGGCTTCCTACATTAAGGATATGACCGGTGTAGGAATTTTGGTTCCGGATGATGGTTTAGAAGATTATGTCAGGGAAGCAGCTGGACTTCCGGAAAGAACATCTGACACACGAACTATTGACGATAAGAGAGTGAAACAGCAGAACCAAAATGAGCCTCCAGATTTGGGATTAGAGGAAGAAGAGGAGGAGCTACCGGAAGAAACCATTAAGTCTGCAAAAACACGGCTGGGGAGGGACGGATAATGTTTCTCTTCAAGAAGGTAAAAGGCAAAAGGAGGCTGAAAGCACAAGCCAGCTTAGAAGTTCTGAGCCGATTAAATAATTATCTGGATGAAAATGTTGAAGAACCGGTAGAATTTTTAGTTGGATTCTGGAAAGATCAAGAGGATGCTTTTACCTATAAAGAAATCAGACAGGCAATTCTGGATGGGGCAATCTCAGAAGAAACTATGCGGCTATGGATGCAGGATTATTCCATACTGGTAGCTGAAAAAATGTATCCGGTATGGGAAAAAGCGCTGGCGGTCGGTCCGTTCGGGCAACCGATTATGGATGCTTTTGCAGATGAATTTGTGTTTGATACACATACGGCTTCTGTTCTTTCGTGGATAAACGAGCGAGGCGCCGATTTCATTACTGCGGTTACTCAGGAACAGAAGAAAGCAATCAAAGCTATGCTGGCACGCCATGTAGACGGAACATACACAGTAGATGAACTGTCCAGAGTGATACGCCCATGTATAGGATTGACAGAATCCCAGGCGAAAGCAAATCTCAGGTACTATGACAGTGTAAAGGCGAAGCTGCTGGAGCAACATCCGAAGATGAAGCCGGAAAATGCCAGAAAAAAAGCCAGAGAAGCGGCAATGAAATATGCGGAAAAGCAACATAGGCAGCGAGCATATGACATTGCTCAGACAGAAATGGCATTTGCCTATAACAAAGGAGCCGATGAAGGGATAAGACAGGCGCAAAGCCAGAATCTTCTCGGCGTGATGGAAAAAAGGTGGAGTACATCCGGAGATTCCAATGTGTGTGATATATGCAGGGCGTTGGATGGGACGCAGATACCAATGGATGATGAATTTGACTTCAAAGGCAAGATTTTATTTGCCGGTCAGAAAAGAACGCCTCCGGCACATCCAAAATGCGCTTGCGCTGTTCTTTACATCGAAGTATCTCCGCCGGTGTTCAAAGAAGGAAGGAGTGGTTAAAATGCTTGTATTTGGCGATATGGTTCATACTGAAATAAAACCTCCTGGAAGTAAAATAAATCGAACCCAGAGCGAATCAGAGGTTCACAAGAGGAGTTTAAAAGGTAAATTCAAGATACACAAGTCAGATGATGACGAAATGCTGGCGTTTGGGTGGGCTAATGTGGCTATCACAGAAAACGGAGAGCAGATTTCAGATTTGCAGGAGGATATTGTAGATCCGGAAGTATTGGAGCAGGCAGCATACCAGTTCGTAGAGTTCTACCGTGAAGGCGGAGAGATGCACGAAAGAGGTGGGTGTGCTGTTTTGGTAGAAAGCATTATGTTCACGAAAGAAAAGATGGCTGTCATGGGCATTCCCGAAGGAACATTACCGGAGGGATGGTGGATCGGATTCCGTGTTACTGATCCTGATGTGTGGGATAAAGTAAAATCCGGAGAATACCCGATGTTCTCAATAGAGGGAGAGGCAGTCAGAGAGGAAGTAGAGGAAACAGAAGAGTGATAATCCATCAGACACCCGAAAAGGTGTCTTTTGTATTATAAAAAATCCAAGAAAGGAGGAAGCGGAGAAGTGGCAACAAAATTAAAAGATTTGAAGATTACGAAGGTGGATTTTGTAGACAAGGGTGCAAATCCAAAGGCGAACATCATGCTGTATAAGAATGAGAGTGGGAAGCCTGGAGGAGAACCTTCACACGAAGAACATCCAAAGCATGAAAATGTTTTGAAAAGATTCGTTGCTGCTATTGGGAAAATTGCAGGAATGAAGCCGGAAGAAATAGATGCCACCGTTGAAGTGATAGAGAAGGGCGGAGCAGAAACATTCGGCGAGAAGCTGGCAGAGCGTAAGATGCGGCAGATCAACGATGAAATTTGGGATATGTGTTACGCTTTGCAATCCTCTCTTTGCTCCATCATTTGTGATGATGAGGCAAGAGACAATGCACAGGAGCTTATGCAGACGAGCCTGGAACAGTTTTCAGAAACGATGACATCAGCAATTTCTCAGTGGGCATCAGGAACCACAGCCAGCGTAATCAAAAAGTCATCCGAACCGGCTTCAGAAGAGGCTGTTAAATTCATGCAATACAGTAAAGAACGCATTGAAGAAATGATTGCAAAAGCTGAAGGCGGAGAAGATGGGGTAACAAACAATGCTGCAAGCGGCATTGAAAAAGACAATGTAGCGAAAGGAGAAGAAGAGACTATGATCGACAAGAGTTTACTGACACCGGCAGAACTTGCATTTTTTGAGGACATCGAAAAAAGATGCAGCGTAGCACCCGGCGAAGTAGAAAAAGCTGACACAAAAGGAAAGGCAACCGGCGAAGAAGAGGAGGAAGAGGATGCAGGCGGAAAAGGCAAAAAGCCTGGCGTAAAGAAATCAGCATCTCCACAGGAAGATATTTATGCTGGTCTTCATCCGATAGTAGCGGCTGAATTACAGCGCTTACAGAAGAGAGCAGATGAAGCAGATGAAAAAGAACTTATGGATGTAGCTAAGAGGTATGAAATCATCGGAAAGAAACCGGAGGAACTGGTTCCTGTTCTGAAGAGCCTGAAAAATGCTGGTGGAAGTGCATACGCAGATATGATTAACATTCTGGATGCTTCAGTAGAGGCAGTAAACAAATCCAGTATGTTTACTGAAATCGGAAAGAGTGGCGGCTTCGGCGGCGAAACAGATGCCTGGTCTAAGATTGAGAAAAAGGCAGATGAAATTCAGGCAGCAAGTCCTACCATGAGCAGAACGGCTGCTATTGATATGGCTTGCCAGCAGAATCCGCAGCTTGTACACGAGTACGAAAATGGAAATTAAGGAGGGAAAAAGATATGGCAACTTATCTCGGAACTACAATCAATGAAAGCCCTACTATCGTAGTAACTGCTGGTGCAGACATTAAAGCTGCTCAGGGAAAGGCTGTAATGCTCACAAAAGGAAAAGCGACTACACCTGCTGCCGGTGCAAATGTAATCGGAATCATTCCTTTGTCTGAGGACGAAGAAATTAAGAATGGATCAGACTTCACAGTTCAGGTAAAAGACATCGGGGCATGGGTAGCCGGTGGGAAAATAGAAGTTGGCGATGAACTGACAACAGATGCGAACGGATGCGCCACAAAAGTCCAGAACGGCAACTTTATTACAGCTATCGCTCTGACGGCAGCAGAAAAGGCTGGAACGATTATCAGAGTTCAGCTTATCAAGGCTGGATATAAGCCAACAGCATAAGGAGGAAAAAGATTATGGGAAACAAACAGGTAACAAATGGTGATATTCAGGCAAGAATCATGAAAGGATGGAAGCCTAATAGATACCTTAGCAATATGAGCATGGCATACTTCGCAAATCCGGGAGATTGGGTAGCGACTAAGCTGTTTCCGATTTGCCCGGTATCTCTGACAACAAGTTTTTATTACACCTTTGCGAAAGGCGACCTTGCAAGAGATAATGTTCAGAGAAAACCGGTATACGGCAAGGCTAATCCGGCGGTAATGGGACACACCGACAATACTTACAAGTGTGAGGTGGACCAGATTATTGTAGGAATCGACCAGATTGGAACATTGGATTTCCAGAGAAGTAATTCTCCGGCATCTATTGATCCACGCCGTTCCAAAGTAAGATTTACTGCTGAACAGATGAATCTTCATCTGGATGTCCAGTTTGCAAAAAACTTCTTCCATGAAGGTGTATGGGAAAACGAGTATGAAGGTGTAGATAATTCTCCGAGTGGAAATCAGTTCTTGAAGTTCAATGATGCAAACTTTGATCCGGTACATTTCTTTAATGCTCGCCGCAGAGAGATCAAGCTCAGCGGTAGAAGGGAACCGAACAAACTGGCACTTGGATACGATGCGTATATCGCATTGACTGAACATCCGGACATTCTGGAGCGTGTGAAGTATACTGGCTCAACTGCAAATCCGGCAATCGTAACCAGACAGGTTCTGGCTCAGATTTTGCAGATTGATGAAGTTACTGTTCTGGAAAGCACATACAATGTTGCCGAACCTGGACAGCCGGATGATATGCAGTTTATTTGTGACAGCAAGGGCGCTCTTCTTTGCTACGCAACTCCGACACCGGCGATTGACGAGCCGTCCGCAGGGTATATCTTCACATGGGATATGCTTGGTAACGGTAACTGGATGGCAACAGATCAGTTTGAAGGAGAGGGCGGTACGCACACAGAGTTCATCGAAGGTTTGATGTCTACGGATATGAGAAAGACTGCTGATGATCTGGCTTGCTACATGAAGAATTGTGTGTAGGAGGTGCGATATGAGCGAGTTTGTTTGTAAAAAACCTATTACGCTGTCCGGAAGAAGTTTTACCTATGGGGAATTGATTCCGGATGGTTATGTCTTGCCGGAAAGGGCGCTGGCATTGCTCCGTAGCAATTACATTGCTGCTATTGAGCCGGGAGCTTTGGCGGAAGATGTAGTAACGCCTATTTTGCCATTCCAGAGCGATAATGGGGAAACCCTTATAACAATCCCGATTATGGCAAAAGAAGGCATCCAGGAGGCAACCATGAGTTCTCAGAGCGTAATTACGGTGCTTACTATCTTGCAGGAGAACACAGAAGAAGCCACAAAGAAAATCTCAGAAATGGAAGAGATGGATGCCCTTATCCTTGTTCACGCAGTGGATTCCAGAAAAGGAATACAGAAAGCGGCTGAGGAGAGGGCAGCACAGCTCAAAAAGAACTTAGAGACGGAGGATTCTGAGAAGGGTGATGCCTGATGGAAAGAAAGTACACATACGAACCGGAGAAGATCAGTGAAAACAGCAAGGACAGAATGAGGTTTGAACTTGGCGATACGATGGTAGAGGGCGGAGCAGATACATCCGCCCTTGCCGATGCTGAGATTACGGCAGCTTTGGAAATGTATCCTGGGAAATGGAAAAGAGCGAAGCTGGCATTGCTGGAAAGTATTTGTAGGAGATTTGCTTATGAGCCGGATACAAAGACCGGTCCGTTATCATTTTCTTTTGGAGAAAGGGCAAAGCAGTGGAGAGAAGACTATGAAAAGTTAAAAAAGGAGGTTGCCAATGGCTGCGTTTCCGTTCCCTGTTTTGGAGTTGGAGCTGATGGAAAAGAAAAACAGCCATATTTCCATACCGGAATGATGGAAAATGGGGAGGCGAAAGAGCTATGATGCGTTCGTTTATGTATCTCAGACCTGGCAATCTTGCGAAAGATTTTATCATAGAACAGCGTAGCACTTCTCTGAGCGAAATCGGAAGACCAAAGACAGCATATCAGGATGATGGAAATTGTATGCTGAAGGGAGTTCTTGCAGAGGCGGATACCCGGCAGAAAATGAGATGGGAGCAGTTGCAGCATCCGATCACGCATACGATTGTTCAGACTGGAAAACCTATGGCGGAAGCTGAGGATAAGCTGGTTTTAGGGAATCGGGTATTTCTGATTCAGGGAGTAGATGAACCTGGAAGTCTTGGCGTTTGCACCATTTACTATGTGGAAGAAAGGGCTGATGTGAAATGAGTGCGGGAGGAAGACTTAAAATAGCTGTGGATGAAGTGGTAAAAAATGTCGGAAGACAAGCAGTATCACGAGGAACCAGAGCTGTAAATGCACTAAGAAATGCGGAGTTAGAAGTCCTGAAAGGGCAGCGAAGTGGTAGAGTTTACAAAAAGCCTTATAGCAGAGCTACTTACACAGCATCAGCTCCGGGAGAACCACCGGCAAGAAGAAGCGGTGCATTACGCCTTAACTGGTATGGAGAAGTGAAAGGCGGAAATATCGGAAGCGGTGGCACTCAAATAGTAGCGGCGCTGGAGAGTGAACAGCATTATGCGGGATACCTGGAAAATGGTACAAGCAAGATGGCTCCACGCCCGTACAAGGACCGTATCATTGAAAAAGCCACTCCGGAAATTGTGGCTATCTACAATGAACCGTACAGTTAGGGGGTGCGACGATGAAGTTGATTGTGGATTCTGTGTCAAAGGTATTTGACATATCGGTAATTGAAAAAGGTTATCTCATATTTGCGAAACACCGAACCTGGCCGGACGGAAAGGCAGGATTTGTAACCGCTGTTAATGACAAGAGGATTACGGTTCAGTATCATCCAGGAATAGCCAATGTCACGAACCATTTTTTTCTTCCGGCGGAAGAGGTTGCTGCTGGCGAGTGGGAAGTGCGTTGGACCAAAGACATGAAAACTGTTTATGAGTATGAAGGGTAAGGTGACAGGATGACATTGGAAGAACTTCTCCGCAAGTGGTTTTTAGGGAGAGAGAATATTTCAAAAAAGCTGGCAAGGTTCGGCGATAATCCTGCGATTTTTTATCAGACAGCTCCAGCAGATAATCAAGTCGGATGGAGGAGTTTCCCATAGTTAAAGATACCACACCAAATATGATGAACCCACGCTTATACACTACCAGCTATAATAAACCGCAAGGACAGCAATTTGATGATACTGCTGTCCTTTCTTTTATAAAATTGCAGTACACATAAAAAAGCTGTAAAATGATAAATATATTTGTCCTTGTAACAATTCTCGGACATTTGCCTGTTATACTATCTGCAAAAAGCAAAGGAAGTGAGAATATGGAGCAGATTTTAATTGTCGAGGACGACAGTTTTTTGAATAAGATGTTAGACTATAACCTGACCGCAGACGGCTACGGCGTGACTTCTGCCCTAAATGCCAGAACCGCAGCCGAAGCCATCCGCCAGCGGGAATTTGATTTAGTGCTGCTGGACATCAACCTGCCGGACGGGAACGGTTTTGAACTGTGCAAGCTGATAAAGCCCCAGCACCCGGACACCATCGTAATATTCCTGACCGCCAACGATCAGGAGAGCGACCAGATACGGGGCTAT